GAAAGCCGAGCGGCTCGACGACCCGACGCAATGCGCTGATGGTGCCTTTGTGCTGATGGACGAAAAACGAGGACGCGCAGACGTTGCGCTTTGTCGCCTCCGGCCATTTCTCATCCCACCTGTCGACCGACAGCGCCCACGCCAGATACGGCAGCAGCTTTACCGGGCAGGTGCGCCAGTTCCACAGGGTGCGCAGCGGTACCGGCACGCGCTGAATCTCAGAGAACGCAGCGGCGGCGGCGACCTCCAGCGGCGACGAGCCAACGGGTAATAGCCGGTCATTCATCCGAGCCCCCGATAGTTATCTGGTACTCGGTACAGTTCGACGCCTGCGACTTACTCAGCACTATGTCGGCCTGCGGTGATGTCAGCTCGACACGCTGCACCCCCTCAACATGCAGCGCCGCATAAATGGCTGACAGACGGATATCACGCCCGAGGCGGTGCTGCGCGCTGATGTAGCTCTGCAGCTTCTGCTCTGACGCCTGCCTGATGGGTTCAGATTCGGGGCCGGGGTAAACGTAGATCGTCGCGTCAATCTGGTACGGCACAATCTCGGCTGACTGGACGGTCACCCGGTCAGCTACCGGGCGCACATCTTCGGCGTTCAGCGCTTTATCAACAATCGCCAGTAGCTCAGGGCTGGCAGTGCCGTCCCCCTCACGCGATAGCACGGTAATCGTCACGCAGGCTGGCGACGGGCTGGCGACCGAAACGTCAGCGACCCGCCCGTCGGCGCTGCGGCCGTGATACTCATATGCACCGACCGGACCCGCCACGCTCAATCCCTCAAACGCCTGTTGCGTGCGCAGTCGCAGGTCGGTATCAGATTCCATAACGGCTGGTGTCGGCGGGATGGTGGTATCATCCGCCGGGGTGATGGTCAGGCGTTCGGTATTATTGTTCCCGGCTACGACGTCGAGGTCGTTACCGGCGGAGTAGGCCAGCGTCACCGCCTGCGCGGCTTCGTTCACCCGCTGACGCCAGATAACTTCACGGTAGGCGTTTTCCTGCAGCAGCTTAACAACCGGCTCTGACTCAAGTGTGAGCGTCCGGGCAATGGCCTCCTGCTGGTCTTCTGGATAGAGCGATATCAGCGTCGCTTTGCGTTCCGCAAGGATGGTTTCATAGTCCAGTTCCTCAACCACATCGGGAACGGGTAACTGACTCAGGTCAACGGTTGCCATAGTTATTTAACTCAGTGAAACAGTGGTTGAAACTGACGCACCGGTATCGGTGCGCATCCCGGTAATATCGACATATATTTCGCCAGCGTCGCCGGTCTCAAAGCTGATGGCGGTAAGCCTGATGCGCGGCTCCCACTTCTGGATAGCCGAATAGCACGCCACCATAATTTGCAGCCTGAGCGCCGGGTTTTGCGGCATATCAATCAGCGCCGACAGAAGCGAGCCATATTCACGACGCATCACCCGCGAGCCGACCGGCGTCAGCAGAATGTCGCGCATGCTCTGGCTGATATGCTCGGTATCGCTGATGCCGAGGCCAGTATTTCGGTTCATACCCTGATAACGCGCTGTCATATCGGCGCACCCGTTGTCCCGCCGCTGTCGCCGGGGTGTTTATGGGTGTGGAGCACCTTGCCATTAGATGACAGCGACCCGCCTGTATGCTCGATGTTGCCTTTCATCGTTCCGCCCTTTTGCACCTCAAGCGTCGCTGTCGTCAGCTTGTTGGTGCAAATCACCTCGGGGGTGTCGAGGGTGATACTGGTTGAGGCTTTCACCAGTACCAGCGGCACGGTTGCGGTGATGGATCCCGATGCCGTCACGTCGGCCGTTTTGATGCCGCTGACCGTCAGCGCACTGGTCTCGGGCTCGTACTCAATGACCGCACCATCAGGGAAAACCACATGCCACGCATCCGCCGAGGCAGAGGGGGCGGGGTTATCGTCGGAGAAAATTCCAGGCAGCACGAAAGCGGTATCAAGCTCGCCACCGATTGCCAGCAGCAGAACCTGCTCACCGACCGAGGGAGCCCACCACGTCCGCGAACGACCGGCGCGGGTGGTCAGCCAGTTCAGCCATGTAGTCTGGATCCCGCCGCTTTGTACGCGGCACAGCCCTTGCACGGTATCAACCTCAGTCACCACACCTGAGCGGATGAGGTTGCGAATCGCGCGCGCGAGCTCCTGTATCGTGGATAACGTATTCATAGTGCAAGGATGCCTCTGGTCTGGAGTCGCGCCAATTCGCGCGGCTCCGGTGGTGGTTCACACAATATTTATTTGCCGAGATGCCTGATAATGACGTTTTCAATCATCTGCTCATCGTCGCGGGTGAAACCGAGTAACGGGCGCGCCTCGTACTGCACATCCCGGCTGTTGCGGTTTGGTCTGTCTTTGAGCCCGTACTGATGCACCCGCGCCATGCGCTGCACCTTGTCGGTAAACTCCACCACCGCCGCACTGTCGCTGCCTTTGGCTTTCATAAAGCGACTGGTGCGCAGTTTGGCGAACATTTCACGTTTAATCCGACCTTTCTTGCTCCTCACCGGCTGGCGCTTTCGTGCCGCATACGGGGTGCCGTCTGGTGCCTGCTGGCGCTTGATACGTTGTTGCTGACTGGTACGCAGCTTTTTCGCAATCTCAGCCGCCATTTGCCGACGCGCCGCCGGTGACAGGCTGGCAATCAGACCGGCAAGGCGTTCCTGCAGTGCGGTTAACTCACTCATCCCACTTACTCACCAGTTCGCCGTTAACGTACAGCTCGACCGGGCGCGTCACCGGCTCAGGCAGCGGCGGCTCAGGGGCATAGCTGACATGCAGCGCGCCGTCGACCTCTTTGACGAGCGTGCGCTCGGTGAGCCTCAGGCTGATACTGATATCGAGCGAATCGTCGTTATTGATATCAATAATCCAGGTGAATCCTTTTTCCCGCCCGTCGTCGGTGGTCATAATGTCCGGCTGATGCTCACGCAGCCACGCCTGCACCGGCACGAATATCAAATCAAGGTCACCGGTGAAGTCGGTCACCACCACGTTAAGCACGTACACCTTTTCAAACGACAGCGAGCTCGCCAGTCTGGAATCGGTATGGCCGTTGTCGGCAAAAAGGCGCAGCATATCGGGGTTGTTTCGGAGCTGCGGCACGGCGTTAATCAGCGCTTTGCGCAGGCTTTTGTGCTTCTGCATCGAGTTCATCCTGACAGTGTTTGACGGTTTTGACCTGTAGCGCGCAGGCGATCAGCGCGCCCTCAAGGCGGCGGATATCTGCGCTCAGGTCACCATTGGTTTTCGGGTCACTTCCCGGCATCGGGCAAAGGCTCACTCTCGGGCATCCGTTGACCACAATCACCGGCGCTGGCGCAGGCGGTGCGGATGTGCAACCGACGCACAACATCAGGTAAAGCAGCGTTATACCAGCGGCGAAAGGCCTCATTTTCATTAAGTAACCTCGTTATTGATTGCTCGCGGCGGCTGGCTTCCTCGCTGGCCTTTGCGAGCTGTTCACGCAGTGCCACCTGCGCAGATTCATTACGTCTGGCAAGCTGACCGGCAACACTGAGCTGATTTTTCAGCATGCCAATCGTCGTCTTTTGTTCGCTCGCGACGCGGTTTGCTGTCTCAAAGGAGCGGGATAAATTGCCGTTCTCATGGCGCAACCACAACATCCCGAGCACAGTCAGCACCAGAAGTGTAATCAGGATTTTCATTCCATTACCCCGCCAGCGGTGCGCCATACGGTGACCAGTTTGTCGAGGCTGTGCTCACGTTGGCCGTAACCGGCACCCGGTAACGACGCCCAGATATTGCGGCACCTTGAAATTGCCTGCTCAATACGCCCCGCCTTAATATCCTCAATGGCACCGCGTTCGCGGATTAACTGAATCGCAAGTTTGTCCTGCGACAACGGGCTGAAATCAGGCAATGCGAGTTGTTTCTGATAGTGCGGCCAGTAGAGATAAAGCTGCTGGTAACGCCCTGATGCCGTGGATTTTTCGCCGCGTCGATTAAACACTTTCGCTGGTCTGCCATGTGCGAAAGGGTGGTCGGTGTAGTCGGTGAAAATTTCCGGCTTGCCATCAAGGCCAGTGACAATGACGTCGTAACCACGATTTTTCGTCAGCGGATGCGTCGCCGTCCCTTCGGAATAGGCCAGCATGTCCAGAAATGCGGCGATATTCTGGTGAGTATTAATGACCGGCATCGCTATCCCCCTGTTGTGACTTAAAGCGGCGCTGAATGGCGATTTCCACCACCTGATAACCTGCAATGCCGAGCATGGATCCAATCCCACAAACGGCAGGCAGTGACATATCTGGAAACTGCACCAGAACAACACCGGCGACCATTGAAACAAAACCGCCGAGCAGCATGCGGCCGATAAACAGGCGCGGGGTAATGGGCTCACCGCCCGCCAGCACTTTTCCGACAACAATCATCACGCCAATCACAAACAGTGACAGGACGCCTTTTTCCCCTTCTGTCATGGTTTACTCCCAAAGGTTGATAGTTTCTGTTACGGGTGACGATGCCACGTCGGGCAGGTCAATCGCCGTGCCATGCGGCAGAATGACGCCCAGCTCAGACAGACCGGGATTAGCCTGTAGCACCGTCTCGACCACGCCCTCAGTGCGCCCGTAATACCGGGCGCAAAGCGCGTCGAGGGTGTCGCCCTGCATCGCGTAGACTTTCATCAGAGCTGACCCACGATGCAGCGCGGCTTGTCCTGCAGACGCGAGACCGACCAGCGCATATCCCGCCACAGGTCATCAATGGTGGTTTCGACGCTGTCGGCTTTTTTGTCACCCTTGCCCGTGGCCTCAACCCCGCGATAACGCTCATACAGGGTGGCGGTCGCCATCGCCGTCACGGCGCTGAGGTAGTGGAAAACGCGCACATTCTCGCCGTCGATTTCCTCGGCGTCAGGCACGTCGGCCAGTGTCTTAAACCCTGCGGCAATCTGGCGCAGCCGGTAGTCGTAAAGCTCCGCATTGGTTTCCGCCATGCCGGTCTTGATGGCGTTGCGCAGGCGCGCATCGGAAACCGTCTGCTCAAGGCGCATCAGTTCGCGCACCCGCTTCGGATCCACATCAGGGAAAAAGAACGTGTTTTTAATCACTGCGTCGCCCGTCTCCGGTGCGGGAATCACCACGCCCGGTACGTCCTGCGGTTCGTCGGGCTGATTCAGTATTACTGTCGTCATGACAACCTCATTAGGTTGGGCGGTGGACGCCGGTCGCCGTCAGGGTCAAAACCCACTTTGACCGGCGTGCCGCCCGGCTCGGGGAGCGTTCAGTTAACCGGCGGTTTTTACCGCCTTTGGTGGACGCCCGCGCTTTGCCGCCGGTTTGTTGGCAGGTTTGCGCGTGCGCGGTTTAGTCGTTTTACGGGATGCTGCCTCTGGCTTTGGCTTCAATGCGCGCTCCAGCCGCTCAATCTCTTTGCGCACACCGGCATTGCGGTCGAGCTGCATCGCGCGCTGAAACTGTGCCAGTGCTTCGGCGCTCTGACCGGCATCGCGCAGGGTCAGGCCTGTCACCTTATGCAGTCGAGCGCGCACCATATCGGGAACGTCAGCGCCGTCGGTCAGGCTAAGGGTGGTCAGCAGTAATGCGAGGTCGACAGGCTCACCGGCATCGCGCAGGCGCAGCGCGGCAAGCGCCACCTCCTCAACCAGCATGTAAGGTGTCGTGCGGCGATAGTCAGAGGTGAGGCCGTACTTCAGCGCGTATGGAGCAATTTCCAGCGCGCCAGCGATATCACCGGCATCGAGACGCCACAGCATGACTGTCATCAGAATGTCATCCTGCGCACCACGGCCATCAGCCAGCACACCGGCGACCCACGGCGCATAGAACGGCAGCAGCTCACGCTTTTTCGCGGCTTTCAGTTCGTTTGAACGGATGGTTTTCAATGTGCGGCGGTCATCGGCCAGCTTTACCAGCATCTGCTCGTAGGCGGTTGCATGGCGCAGCGGGGCTTGTTCCCGCTGCGCGGCTTGAGAGGCCGAGACCCGCATCATGTGACGCTGTGCGGGGCTCGTCATGGGCTTACTCTCCGCTTTCCGGTGCTGCAGGTGCGGTGAAATCGCCCAGGGTGATGTTTTCCAGCAGACACCCGGCGGCATACGCCTCGACCACATAGTCGATATTCATTGACTCGTAGTTTTCCACGCGGTCTTTTTTCGGGTTTTCATCAATGCTGCGGCGGTGGCTCTCATCCATGAAATAGATAGAGAGGTTTTCCAGCGTGGTCACTAACACGGCATTCGCCGGGAAGTACGGCACACGCACAGCAGGCAGGTTGCCGATTCGCTTCTGGCTGATGATGATATCTGCCGCGAGCGCTTCGCTGTTTTCTTGCGGCTTGTTTACCAGCGGGAAATATTTGTCGGCCAGCAGCTTACGGCCTACGATGGCAACGAGTTTCGGGTCATCCTGATAAACCTCGTCAATCAGGTTGTTGGTAGCATCCATCACCAGCGCGTCGAGGTTCTCATAGTCGCCGTTTTTACCGACGCGAATCACTGCCGAAACGACCTTACCGTCAGCATCGGTGATATTGCTCATCACACGCGTCGGGGCTTCGTTGCGGTATTTCTGCAGCCAGCCGACGGCTACATCCTGCAGCATCGGATTTTTGGTGCGGTCAGAGGTGGCGGCGCGGGTGGTACCGTTAAAACCGGCCATGATGAAATCGAGCGCCTGACGCTTAACAATGGCGTCACGGATGCGGCGCTGAAAGTCCTGAAAACGCGCCCACAGGTCGAGGGTTTTATATTTCAGATGGAAGTCAAAGTTAATCTGGTCGCACTCGTACTTGTTGGACTCAAGCGCGGTGAAGTCTGCGGTCTTACGCTCATCATCGCCCGAGGTGTCGGTCGTGCTGGCGATAGTACCGGTCACACCGACGCCGATTTTCTCACCCTTCATTTCTGCGACCGGCAGAATATTAATCGTCTGCAGAAACGCGGATGACTCCTGCACTTTGTTCATCAGTGTTTGCGTGACGGACGGCTCGACGGTGAATTTTTTACTGACGTCATCAGTGCTGATGCCGTTCAGCTCAGCGACGCGGGTCAGATAGGCATTGAACTTAAAACGGGTATCCGGGCGCATAGTATTTCCTGTTTGAATTTATCGGTTAGTCACTGCATCGGGCGGGGATGCCGCCCGGTTTCTGGTCTGCGGTTTATCAGCAGTCGGTCAGCAGCTCATCGCCACCACCGCCGCTGGCTTTCGTGCGTCGCGGCTGGCTGAAACTTTCGGTTTTATCGAGGGTGGTTTTCAGGTCGGAAAATGCCTGGCTGGTTTCTTCAACCTTGCCGGTCAGTTCCTGTTTGAAAGTGGCAAACGCGGTTTCCATAGCGGAAAGGCGCTCGTCCTGTTTTGTCAGGTTGGTTTGCACATGTTCGCTGACGGTGGTCACCGCTTCATGCACATCATTCAGGCGAGCATCGTCGCTGACCTGCTTACGGCTGAAAATGGCTTTCACCTTATCGGCCAGGCTGTTGAGCACCGTGTCGGGAACGTCTTCAAACTCCAGCTCGGCCAGAGTGGCAGCGGAAAAGACGTTTTCAGGGTTGGCCTTAAAGCGCTGCAGCGGGTTGTGCTTCGCGTTGCGGCAGAATTCGAGGTATTCAGTGCCGAGGCTCGCCGGGTCATCGGTGACAGCAAGGCCGACGAGGTAGCATTTGCCGGTATTGGCAAAATTCGGCTGAATTTCCATTGAGGTGTAGACCTTCTGCAATTTTTTATTCATCGCAATCAGGTCGTCGGTTGGGGTGATTCTGGCGAACAACGCCCATTTGCCGTTAAGCGCAGAATCGTCGTCAATTATTTCAGCTTTCAGTTCAACCACATCGCCTAAGCGTTTGAAGTCGCCATCAGGAAAGAGACCGCGAATATGCTCAAGGTTAATGCGGCAACCGTAGACGCGAGGGTCAAACGATTCGGCCATTTCCTGAATATCGTTGCCGCTGATAATGCGGCCGTCGCAGGTGTCACCCTCGACGCCGATGCGAAAGAATTTTGAGACTTTTTTTGCCATTGTCAGGAGTCCTGAGGTTGAGGTTACTGGTCACCGCCAGTTTCCAGACTCAGGACACGCCAGACCACCAATGACGACTGGACAACCGCCCACACAACAGCACCTTAGCGAATCACTGACGGCCATTAAGTAGCCTTGCCCTGAATCCACTACGGCGAGGCATCAATGACCATTTCCACAGATACAACCTTGTTGCATGACCCGCGACGGCAGGCATCGCTGCTTTACTGGCAGGGGTTTTCCGTGCCACAGATTGCCGAAATGCTGCAGGTCAAGCGCCCGACCGTGCAGAGCTGGAAGCAGCGCGACGGCTGGGACGGCATCGCGCCGATTTCCCGCGTTGAAAGCAGCCTTGAGGCCAGGCTGATTCAGCTCATCGCCAAGCCGCAAAAGACAGGGGGTGATTTCAAAGAGATTGACCTGCTCGGACGGCAGATTGAACGGTTGGCGCGAGTCAACCGCTACAGCCAGACCGGCAACGAAGCCGACCTTAACCCCAACGTCGCCAACCGCAACAAAGGGGAGCGCAAAAAGCCGAAAAAGAATTTTTTCAGCGACGAGGCTATCGATAAACTAGAGGAATTATTTTTCGATCAGTCTTTCGAGTACCAGCTGCAGTGGTACCGCGCAGGACTGGAGCACCGTATTCGTGACATTCTCAAATCCCGCCAGATTGGCGCGACATTCTATTTCTCCCGCGAGGCACTGCTGCGCGCACTGAAAACCGGCCATAACCAGATATTTTTATCAGCCAGTAAAACGCAGGCTTACGTGTTCCGCGAATACATCATCCAGTTTGCGCGACTGGTCGACGTTGACCTGACTGGCGACCCGATTGTCATCGGTAACAACGGCGCAAAACTGATTTTTCTCGGTACCAATTCCAACACCGCGCAGAGCCATAACGGCGATCTGTATGTCGATGAAATATTCTGGATCCCGAATTTTCAGAAACTGCGCAAAGTCGCCTCGGGCATGGCCTCGCAAAAGCACCTGCGCTCGACCTATTTTTCGACACCTTCCACGCTGGCGCACGGCGCTTACCCCTTCTGGTCTGGCGAGCTGTTCAACAAGGGGCGCAGCCGGATTGCCGACCGCATCGAAATCGACATCAGTCACAGCGCGCTCGCCGGTGGCCAGCTCTGCGACGATGGCCAGTGGCGGCAGATTGTCACCATTGAGGACGCCCTTGCGGGTGGCTGCACCCTGTTCGACCTCGACCAGCTCAAACGCGAAAACAGTGATGAGGACTTTAAGAACCTGTTTATGTGCGAGTTTGTCGACGATAAAGCGTCGGTATTCCCGTTCGAGGAGCTGCAGCGCTGCATGGTCGATGTGATGGAGGAATGGGAGGACTTTGCCCCGTTCGCAGACCATCCGTTCGGCTCTCGTCCTGTCTGGATTGGCTACGACCCGTCACACACCGGCGACAGTGCCGGGTGCGTCGTGCTCGCGCCGCCGGTGGTCTCTGGTGGCAAGTTCCGCATGCTGGAGCGCCACCAGTGGAAGGGCATGGATTTTGCAGCACAGGCAGAGGGCATCCGCAAGCTGACCGAGAAATACAACGTCGAATACATCGGCATTGACGCAACCGGCCTCGGTCTCGGCGTGTTCCAGCTGGTGCGCTCATTTTACCCGGCGGCACGCGGCATCCGTTACACACCTGAAATGAAAACCGCAATGGTACTCAAGGCGAAAGACACCATTCGCCGTGGCTGTCTGGAGTACGACGCCGGAGCAACCGACGTCACACAGTCGTTTATGTCCATCCGCAAAACCATGACCAGCAGCGGGCGCAGCGCCACCTATGAGGCCAGCCGCACCGAGGAAGCCAGCCACGCCGATATCGCATGGGCGACCATGCACGCCCTGTTAAACGAACCGCTTTCTGCCGGTAGCGGCATGCAGCCTAAATCTATTCTGGAGTTCAACTAAAATGGGTAAACAAAAATCCCGTAAAGCCAACGCACAAAAGGCCAGCAAACCACAACAACTGACCGCCAGCGCACCGCCAAAAACGACAGCGTTCACCTTCGGCGAGCCGGTGCCGGTACTCGATAAGCGCGACATTCTGGATTACGTCGAGTGCATCAGTAACGGCAAATGGTACGAGCCGCCGGTCAGCTTCTCAGGGCTGGCAAAGAGCCTGCGCTCTGCCGTGCATCACAGCTCGCCAATTTATGTTAAGCGTAACGTGCTCGCGAGCACCTACATTCCGCACCCGTTGTTATCCCGTCAGGATTTCAGCCGCTTTGCGCTCGATTATCTGGTGTTCGGTAACGCCTTTCTTGAGCAGCGCCACAGCGTCACCGGCCAGTTAATCAAACTGCTGGCCTCGCCAGCCAAATACACCCGACGCGGAGTCGACGATTCGATTTTCTGGTTTGTGGAAAACTTCACCCAGCCGCACGAGTTCGCGCCTGATACCGTGTTTCACCTGCTGGAGCCCGACATTAATCAGGAGATTTACGGTCTGCCGGAATATCTCAGCGCGCTTAATTCCGCTTGGCTGAATGAATCCGCGACGCTGTTCCGCCGCAAGTATTATCAGAACGGCGCGCACGCAGGCTACATCATGTATGTGACTGACCCGGCGCAAAGTGCGACCGACGTCGAATCGCTGCGCGAGGCGATGCGTAACTCGAAGGGGCTCGGCAACTTTAAGAACCTGTTTTTCTACGCCCCCGGCGGAAAACCGGACGGCATCAAAATCGTGCCACTGAGCGAGGTCGCCACAAAGGATGACTTTTTCAACATTAAGAAAGCCAGCGCCGCCGACCTGATGGACGCGCACCGCGTGCCGTTCCAGCTCATGGGCGGCAAGCCCGAGAATATCGGTTCACTCGGTGACGTTGAGAAGGTGGCAAAGGTATTTGTGCGTAATGAGCTGTCACCCCTGCAGGATAGGTTCAGGGAGGTAAACGACTGGCTCGGTATGGAGGTCATCAGGTTCAAAGAGTACACACTCGACAACCCGGAATAATCACCTTTTAAGCCGCCATTTTGGCGGCTTTTGCTATGTTAGCCCTTAGACTTTTTAGGATCATCTTTTCTCTGATAAGTGCGTTCTTCCTGAATTTTCCCATCTTCCTTGTGAATTTTGACCGAGCCTGTTTTGTTCGACATAAACTCAGATGTTGTTTTAATCAGCTCGGCCTTTGTGGGCGCGGTCTTGCTAGGGCGGTCATTGCCCTCTTTTTGCAACTTCCACTTATCGCCATCTTTTGTAATATGATAGTTATCCATTAAAGCCTCCAACTGTTGTGGGGAACATAAAGTCTCAATATGGATATTAGCCAAAGCGAAACCGTAAAATTGTGCAACTGATCCCATCCTTTAGCACCACGCCACAGACGCACCACGCGCCCACGATCACACCCGGCCACTACAGCGCCGTCACGACGTTCTCAGACGATAATTTTTAATAATACGCACCACCGCTGGCGCGCAATGCTTTCCCCGCCACGCCTGCCCGCTTTATGGGTCGGTTTTAATGCAGTTGCATGACCTCGCTTTAGCTAAGCTACTACCGGTACTCCTTATGTTTTGGCGGTTGGATCAACGCATGCAAAAAAATGCAGTGGCATGCACACATTCATTACATCTTATTTATCTTATCGAACCCTTTTTTCCAGATTGAGTAGGGCTTTTTTGCATTTTTTTTGATTAATAAACGTTCTATCCAGTATCTTTATATGAAACATCATTACTCTATTGAAGCAAATAAACATTTCTCGGGCATCCTGGCCAACAATCAGAAACGACTCGCCATTAATATTTGGAATGTTGCTATTCTTCGATAAATCATCAAATGCCTCAGAGCCACGTTCATTTCTATACATTTCTTTAATAGCCATTACTTCATCGTGGCGAACGATATTAATCCAAATTAATTTATCTACAGTCAACAATTGCCCATACTCTAAGAAAAATACTCCCTTGGCTAACCAGGTGCCGTATTGGTAAATCTCCCTACCATTTAGGGGTAATGTTATCTGCGCACCTTTTTTTGTATGCCTAACACTCTGGAATGCTTCACGAAATTTCGAGTCTTTTCTTTTAAGCGCATTATGGAATTTATTAACAGCATCAAAGCTGCCTGTTGAGTGCTCTCCTACCATGCGGCAAATGACACCTAACACCTCGTCAATTCGGCTTTTATCGCCATTGCACTTTTTGCATACATAGAAATCACCTTCGCCGTTGGTTCTATGAATGGAGACTGAAACTTGCGGAATCATGTGTTCAACTGAGCGGCAGTGGGGGTGATTTTCAACCTTATTCATGAGAACACCGCAATAAACGCAGTGTGTGCTTGGTTTCATATACATTGCCCTTACAATGTCTAATGACGAATGAGTAGCACTAAAATAACACAAATCTGATGGTGGGATGTCAGCCCCCATGCTTTAGATTGGACATACGAAAACCGGCTTTAATAGTGCCGGTTTGGGCCAATCTCTACGGAACAGACTAACCCCTAGAGGGACTCGTTGTTCAACCCTCCAGTACCGAAAGCAAGTTTCAGCGCCGACGGCGTTCGCTATCTTCGACATGGTGGTGGCGCATATTGTGTCGGCCTGCTGATATCGTTCAGCTTATCGTAGTTATCCCTGACTATTTCTGCACACCCGACCAATTCCGCTGGCGTCAGGTTCTCATTGACCATTATCGTCTGCAAGCGATGAACGATAGCCATCAGTTTTATGCTTTTAGTTTTGTGCTGCGGAATTTCGCCCGGTAGTCGATGCATATTATCGCCCTCAATGAATTTTATTCAGTGCTGTCAAAGCGCCACTATAAAATCCTCTAAGGTAACGTCCCATTAATCACCGGTGTGTAACCAATAAAACATCGAGAAAGTTTGAAAGGTAGAACTAACGCCTCTCGGAGCCAGTTTCAACCCCGCCAGCACTGAAAGCAAGATTCAGCACCGACGGCGTTTGTTAATGCAGCCAGCTATCGTCCTCCCATACCTGCTGCATGATTTCCATTACTCGTTTTTTATCTTCGTCCAGTTTCAAACCGCTTAACTCAACGCCATTAGCTGAGCCCTTACGAATGCGGATAGCAGTCTTTGGGTAAATAGGTTGAAGATTGCGGTACAGCTCAGCCTCAAGTGCATCCAACGTTGCCTGACTAATTTTTTGCTCTTTATCCAACGTGATATTGATTCTCATAATCTAATCAGCCTTATAAAAATTATCATCTTCGGTTTCGTTATTTTCGCTGTTTGCTAGGGAAGGTGCGAACAAGTTCCTGATATGAGATCATCATATTCATCCGGAGCGCATCCCAGAGGGACATCATGAGCCATCAACTCACCTTCGCCGATAGTGAATTCAGCACTAAGCGCCGTCAGACCCGAAAAGAGATTTTCCTCTCCCGCATGGAGCAGATTCTGCCATGGCAGAATATGACCGCTGTCATCGAGCCGTTTTATCCCAAGGCGGGCAATGGCCGACGGCCCTATCCGCTGGAGACCATGCTGCGTATTCACTGCATGCAGCATTGGTACAACCTGAGCGACGGTGCCATGGAAGATGCCCTGTACGAAATCGCCTCCATGCGCCTGTTTGCCCGATTATCCCTGGATAGCGCCCTGCCGGATCGCACCACCATCATGAATTTCCGCCACCTGCTCGAGCAGCATCAACTGGCCCGTCAATTGTTCAAGACCATCAATCGCTGGCTGGCCGAAGCAGGCGTCATGATGACCCAAGGCACTTTGGTGGATGCCACCATCATTGAGGCACCCAGCTCTACCAAGAACAAAGAGCAGCAACGCGATCCGGAGATGCATCAGACCAAGAAAGGCAATCAGTGGCACTTTGGCATGAAGGCCCACATTGGTGTCGATGCCAAGAGTGGCCTGACCCACAGCCTGGTCACCACCGCGGCCAACGAGCATGACCTCAATCAGCTGGGTAATCTGCTTCATGGAGAGGAGCAATTTGTCTCAGCCGATGCCGGCTACCAAGGAGCGCCACAGCGCGAGGAGCTGGCCGAGGTGGATGTGGACTGGCTGATCGCCGAGCGTCCCGGCAAGGTAAAAACCTTGAAGCAGCATCCGCGCAAGAACAAAACGGCCATCAACATCGAATACATGAAAGCCAGCATCCGTGCCAAGGTGGAGCACCCGTTTCGCATCATCAAGCGGCAGTTCGGCTTCGTGAAAGCCAGATACAAGGGGCTGCTGAAAAACGATAACCAACTGGCGATGTTATTCACCCTGGCCAACCTGTTTCGGG